CTACCTTGAACCAAGTCCATCAACTGAAAAATGAGGGAACCAAAGACACATGTATGACTATCCAGTGCTACATGTATGAAGTTGAAAATGATGCGCATTATGATTATTTTGATTATGTGGACACGGATGGCAGTAAAAAACAGTTTGAGCCGGATTCCGACGCAGACTTTTTGTTGTTTAAGAGCATAATCCAACAGGAATGGGCAACTCGGAATCAGAGACCTATAAATTGCTTTCCTTTTTCTTTTAGTCTCGGGTTATGCTCATCAAGTGGCGTGTAGTTATAATACTAAATTTACATTCTCTATTAAACCAGTAAAATTTCGTTGAAATTTGTATAAATCTAGTAAGACAAAATATACTTGATTTACTTTTCCATTTTCTATCAAAGTTATTTCTAAATCATCGTAATGCTTTGTTATAAATCTAATTAAATCTGGATGTATAACAAGTCCTTTATTGACTGTTACATTTTTATAAGTTGGAGGAAATCCTAAAGTTATATTCTCATCAATTATTAATTGTTTTTTTAGTTTATTTAAATTTTCTATACTTATGTCATAAGTTTTAATCTTTTGTAAATATGTAGTTATATTTACAATATGATTACTATGTAAAATTCCCATGTCCATTGATGGTTTAATTTTGATATTATCATATTGTCCAATATAAGGATTTACTAAGTGTGCTAAGTAATTTATATTTTGTGATTCTAAATACAGATTAGTTAAGTAAGATATATTCTTTGAATATGCTACTGTGTCTTTATAGAAATATAAACAAGGACTTATGAACCCTAAACATAAAATATCACCTTTTTGTAAGTACTCATTATAATATTTAGTTAATAAAGAATAAAAATTCTTACCAAATTTAATTGTATCAGGTAAAAATACCCAGTATTTTATATGATCATATGATTTAACATGTTCATTTATATAGATCATACCAGTTAGATGTAAACCAGTATATCTTACTCGTATTACTTTAATATTATCTTCAAAAAATGTTTCTTCTATATCCTCTTGACCAGATATAATTAATATATTTTGTTTCGGAAAGTCATATTCATTTATTTGCCTAATTAGATCTTTAATATTACTATAGTATTGCTTACAAGTATTTATTACTATACAACAATTATTCATTTATAATTGAGTTGTATATAATTTAAGATATTAAACTTACATTTATAGTTCTAGGATAGCCCCAACTACTTAAGCTTAGGAAAATCCTCTTCAAGATCATTGATAGGATATGGTGTATACTCCGGCTTCCTATCAGGATAAATCTTGGTCATGTACAGTGCCTCCCATTCACACTCTACACAATAAAGAGTATTGTCTTTCCTGTTAAGAACAATTTGCCCGGGCAGATAATTATTCTTACAGATATTGCAAATCTGCCCCACACTAGGGCGGATTGAATTACTAGTACGGAATGTACGCATCATTTTCATCATTTTTGCCGCCAAAATCATCTGCTAAAATATGGCCTCAATTTTTTTAGCACCGATAAGTAGGATGGACATTTTCACATACCTATTCTGGATTTTTTCAATTCTTTTTGTTGTTTTATCGGCCTTTTTACTCTGCTGTACAAAAAAGACTAATATATTTTATCTACAGATTGCTTCCGGTTTAGGCATCTTTGCGACAAGCAAAATCGGACGCAAATTTCTAGGATTGGACTAGGACAAATCAGTTAACATATATTCGGCATTCTTAAAGGAGTAGCCGATCAAGTTAAACAGAGCATCGTGGTGTGAAACAATAATCACAGGATCGGTGGCTCCAGCATATACCCGCTTCAGGTGCTCCATTAGCATAGTCATTCGCAATTTAACTGACTGACGGCCTTCAATACCCTTCCACTCTGGACCAACATCGGGAAGCATATTCGCATTGAAATCGGGCCAATCCCTGCGAATTTCCCCAGTCGGAGCCCGCATATTACACACATGTCCGCGACCCAGCCTCTCTAAGAGGGAGTCATGGAGATACATCTGGTCAAGTGGAACTTCCACTGACTTCATTACATTTTCAGCCGTCTGTAAGCAACGCTGAAGAGGCGAACACCAAAGAGCAGCGGCTTTCATGGTTACAGTGGATGCGATTTTCCTTCCAGTCTCAGTTGCCTGCTGTACCCCCTTAGCCGTCAGATGAGAATTACGATATGCTGGATTCTCGTAGGCCGCATCGCCTTCGGTCTCAGCCCCGACATTGTGTGTTGCTTCACCGTGACGAATTAGAATAAACTTGACCATTTTACCTTACCTTTGCGCCAGCTGAAGCCTCAAATTTTTCCGCGTGCGTTTACCTCCTTTTCCTTTTGGCGGTTTTTTGGATCCTCCAGTTGCCGCGCTACCAGCACCTCCTTCCGCATTTTCCATATTTTTTGCTACCTGTATTGTTGCTTCATCAACAGTCATACCAAGTTCTACAAGGGTTTGTATACGTTGCTCTATATCTTTATTTTCAGCCTCCTTTTGTTTAATTGCTTCTGCCTTTATTTCTTCCTCCTCTTTTGCTAATATCAGTGTTTGTTTCGCCGCAAATTCAGCATCATAAAATTTTTCACCCAACTTTTCTTCACGGACCATATCTCTTGTCTCAATTAATCTTTCATATGGAGCAAGAAAATCTGCGATTGGTGTTTTATTCACTGAAAATCGTTGCCAAAAATGACTTCTATTACATGTTATAAATTTTTTCCTCTTTAGAAGTACAGTTATTAATTGACACACTTCATTCAGTATAGCCGCATTACCATACCATAAATGTCTACTTTTTTGTAAAGTTATCTCTATATTTAGTGCTCGTTCTTCATGTCCTAACCGAAGTTTATCGTATAATTGAGCAAGCAAAGCTCCTTGACATGGTGTTTTAGCCATTTCACCAATTCCTAAAAACTCAGCTGTATTTGGAAAGATACCAGCAATTTTCTGAATACCTGCTCTAGTACAAAATTGTTGAATTAAATGTATCATAGGTATAGATAAATAAGATAAATGACTAATTAGCATTACTGGTTTTAATAATTGTTGCTTATCTATTACCGCCGAATATGCGGGATACGCCGCATCTAGAGTAAAAAGTAAATTTTTAACTTTTGATAAACAATATAAACCTTCAAATTGATTACGTAAATCAACGACGGCTTGAACAGGCATTGTTGCTGTAAATCTCAGTGGATTTATTTGAGCCAAATATGAATCTATACTTTTATAAACAGATAATAAGGCTGTGCTATCATATTCTTCAACAAAATAATTACTCTTTTTTTGAACGTGAACTTGCTGACAAAGAATATCAAATATTTCAACTGATACTCTTAAAAGTAATCTAAAAGACGACTGCATAATTTCTCTTTTGAAATCTATCCCCGAAGTTATTTCTCCATTCCATAAACTTAGTACTTTTATAAACTTTTTTCTTGCTGGAGTATCTTGAATATCCCATGAAGCCGCAATTAATGCTCCCGCGGTACCCAATAATGTAGGTTTTATATCTTTCTGTTCAATTGTATTTAATGCAAATAAGTTAGGTATAATTTTACAAACTATAGTTTCAGCATGATTTAATGAATCATCGTCCATTATATGAATTATTTTAGGATGTAAAGGTGCGCGTTCTGCTAGACGAAAACGGTCAATGCTATTTAATTCTAGTATTAAAACGGGTGGTTCGGGAATACCTGCTATAGGAAAATTAATTTGTAATGTTGTGTATAGGTCATTAAGAATAGCAGGTGGATCAATTGAAAAATCTTCTGTAAAATAAATAAATCCATTATTTTTAATTATTTCGTTTGACCCTTTGGGCTCTTCAGCAGCAGCCCCTCCTCCAGCCGCAGCTACCGCAGAAGCTGCCACCACAATCTCTTCGGCCCCTCCTCCAGCAGATCCTGTACTAGATGACTCGGATAAAGTTGGCGATGCTCTTTCTGCTTGCGCAGCGGCTTTTGCGGCTTTTTTCGCTTTTTTCTCAGCCTGTGCTTTGAGTATTTTTTCACTTTGCTGCCGTTCTTCTTCGGCTTTGGCTCTTGCTGCTTCTTCGGCTGCTTCTCTTGCTGCGGCTTTTGCGGCTTCTATCTCTGCTGCTTTTGCTGCTGCGGCTTGTTCAGCTGCGGCCTTCTCAGCCGCTAATCGCGCTTTCTTTGCTTCTCGTTTAACTCGTTTTTCCTCTTCTATCCGCTTTTCTTCCTCAAGCAATCGTGCTGCCTCTGCCGACCGTGCCTCCTCCGCTAACCGTGCCTCTTCTGCTATCTGCGCTTCCTGTAGCCGCCTTTCTTCTTCAGCATCCGCCTTTTCAGCATCTGTTATATATGGTATCACAGTTAATGTAAGAAAGGGGGAGCAAATAGAAATTGACTCTGCGTCAAAACCAAGAATACGAAGACGTTCTCGTAAAGTAATTATACGCACTTTGTAATTTATAATCTCTTCCCGCTTCTGCGGCTCTTCAATTAAATCAAAATATCCATCATGTGCTAATACATTAGGAAAGATACGCGTATCATAATCCTTAGCAAGTCGCGATAAAGCCCCGCATTTATCACCAAATGATTTGCGAACATCAGGCAACATTTTTTCACGGGAAGAAAACCATAATCCAATATCCTCTTTATAGACAAGTGCTTCCTCAACAGGAAGTGGTGTAAAAATCTTTTTGGGCAATTTAATCTCCAAAACACGTTCAATGTAAGGCGCTCGTTTTTCAGAGCCATTTATAGTTTCAACAAATTCACCAATCTTTGCTAGAATGACAATTTTACTAAAGAATCCCTCATTGTAAATCATTGATAACCAAATGTTACCCACTTTTTCTCCCCGAATTTGACCATTGCGCACTTCAATATCATGATTCCTTTCCTCTTCAATAATGTCACCGTATGCACTAAACATACCCGGATTTCCAGCAATGAATCCTCTAATTTGTTCAAAGAGTGAATGACAGTATTTGCTGAATAATGTGCCGGAATTAGAACCCGCCGCTAAAATCACACTAGCATTCGCATTTCTCCCAGCAGTATCCAATCTAAATCCGCTTAACTCTACATCCAAATCGGGTGTATCAAGCGCCGTGCCACTAAGAATACTAACTGCTACACCTCCGCCAATTACAAGAGGTGGTTCTTGAACAGGAAAGACTTTGCCATCATATTTAAGATTTTTTAATAAATCAAAAAAAGCCGGCAAAGTCTTTCGTAAAGCATATTTGAAGTTTTCTCTTTTAACAGAAAGTAAATCCCGTCGTGTTAACAAAAGAGTTGAAGGGTTAACTGATTTACTTGTCGCTAGATATTCTATTTCTCGTTGGCTTGGATAATAGGCAGACATCCCTACTTTAACTTATCAAATTTCCCGTCGCGCCAGAACCCGCATATATTACAAGTCTCCCAACTTGTAATTATTCGACCATTTATATCCTTTTCCTCTTTACACTGAGCCGCATAGTGTCCTTTAGAGCCGCATCGCATACAAACTGCTTCCGCTGACCAAATTTCCCGCTGAATCATTTTCTGCTCGGGCTCCGGAATTTCATCACGAACATAAAACCCTCCGCGAACATTCTCAATTCCTTTTTCGCTCATATAGCGCTTAGTCCACATATCCTCAGCATAAATATCTACACCATTCAGCACCATCTCCACACCTACTGGTTTATGTGTTCGCGTCCAGCCCGCCCCTCTTCCAGCAAAATGGTCCTTTATTCGCTTCTGCGGGTTCTGCGAAATGCCCACATAATACTTACCATTTATAAGCCGGAGAATATAAAGATTTGTCTTACGCACCATGCTCTTTCTATAAAAAAGCAGATAATTAAATTTATCAACAGCCACTGCCTAAAAGAATCCGATAATGAAATAACATAATGGCTACACTAGAGAAATGCCGATTGTGTAAATCCACCGCCTTAACACAGGTTATTGATCTTGGCGAACAGTATATTACATCACGTTTTCCTAACTACGGTGACTGGTCAACTCCTAAAATTGCGATTTCGCTCAGTCGGTGCAATGATTGTTTTCTAATACAAACATCACAAACAACCGCAGCAGCCGATATGTACGAGTATGAATATGGTTATCGCAGTGGTATTAGTAACACAATGCGTGCGCATCTTAAGGGCTACCAGCAGGAAATTCTCGGAAAAGTAAGTTTACAGCCAAATGATGCTGTGCTAGATATTGGCAGCAATGATTCAACGATGCTTCAGTATTATGATAGCAACTTAAAAAGAATTGGAATGGACCCTACGGGCAATCAGTTTAAGGAGTATTATGGCACAGTGGAATTAGTTCCCACATATTTTACAAAGGCGAATTTCCAAGAAGTCTACGGCAATCTCCGCTGCAAAATTGTTTCATCTATCAGCATGTTCTATGATTTGCCCGATCCCGTTCAGTTTGCCACTGATATTCACGATATTTTGGACGATGAGGGTATTTGGACGTGCGAACAGAGTTATCTTCTAAGTATGCTGGAGACCAATAGTATTGATACAATTTGCCATGAGCATCTTGAGTACTACGCCATCAGGCAGATAAAGGAAATTGCGGATAGAGCGGGCTTTAAGATTATTGATGTTTCATTCAATGACTGTAATGGTGGCAGCAGTCGTGTGTATTTTGCTAAGAAGTCATCCCAACACAAGGAAGCTGTGCTTGATGCTATTTTAGCGAAGGAAGACGCCGCTGGTCTTAATACGCTCAACGCATTCGTTGATTTTATGGAACGCGTAAATGTACAAGTAAATAAACTAAATGAATTTATTGAGTCTGCTAGAAAGGAGGGGAAAGAGACATGGGTCTACGGAGCATCAACAAAGGGCAATTGCCTTCTCCAGTATGCGAATCTCGGAGAATCTTCCCTGCGATATGCGGTGGAGCGCAATCCTCAGAAGGTTGGAAAGATGACCGCTACAGGTATTCCGATTATTAGCGAAGAGACGATGCGTGCATCACCTCCCGCTTATCTTCTTGTTCTTCCATGGCACTTTCGTACTGAAATTGTTCAACGCGAAAATGAGTTTTTGATACAAGGAGGGGGTCTCATTTTCCCTTTCCCCGAATTTACTGTAGTTCAGTGATAGAGTAAAAATAATTAAAATTGAAAGTTTTTATCTGTGCCTTAAAAAGGACAAGATAAAGATGTTCGTGTATGTTGTAATTGAGAATGGTGACGCTTATCCATGTGCTTATACAACCTATGATAAAGCTGCGGAAGCGGTAAGGGCAAAGTATAAGCAAGTAATTGATGATGATACAGATGGAATATATTCAGTAAATGATCTGTTTACCCCAGAAAGTCCAACGGGCATTTCAAAAATGTATGTTGAGAAGGGCATTCATATTGAAATTCATAGACTGCCAGTAGAATAATCTGTAATTAATTTAGAAATGCCGCCTTTTACTCTTCCACCAAATACCCACACTAATGGAAATACCTATAGTGTTGGAAGTAATAATTTTAATAATGATCCTATCAATTATGCTTCCCGGGATGCTCGTGCTAGAAGAGATGAATGCTATAATAAATGCGTTGTTCCCAAAAGATACACGAGTAATAAAAATGTAATAAATAGTCCTGAAGAAACGACTAAAGTAGAGGCTGAATGGGATTCATATCAACAGTGTTTGCGTAGATGTGAAGAAGAAGTGCCATATACCGAATGGGAATTAAGACACCTTAATGTAAAGCCAAATGAGAAAAATTTAAAGCAGAATAATTCAAAGCAGAACAATTCAAAGCAGAATAAAAGAAATTCTAGAAAGCGTAAAACCAGAAAGAATCGCAAACATGCTTAAATCTAAAAAACTGACTTTTTCTTCTCTTTTGCGATTGAGCCTTCCTTCACAGGTAAAGGCAAAAGAACAGTCTCCTTCGCAATCCATTCACCCGCC